CAGTGTTCGAATATCTGTATGATAACATGACAGATCAAGTAGAACCAGAAAAACTCTATTTTTATGAATATGATCCAAAGTTCAAGAAACAGATGGATAGGTATGACACTTATCCTTTAGTTTATGCTCTTGATCTGGGTAAGAATGATTTTTTGGGATCTAACATCCATTATTTGAGAGACAAGGAGAAGAGTCCTTATGCCCTTGCCCTCCTAAATAAAAAAGCACGGATTATTGAAAAAACAATCCACCGTTATATCTTCAAACAAGCAGATAATTTATTCTTTGAAGTGAAAGAGGAAGATTGGGAGTTTATAGCATCTTTACCCATCCATAAATTTATCGAAAACTAATGGCGACAATTAGATACCCATCAGAATTTCCAACTAGTACTAGTCCAGAAACAGATTATATTAAAATACAGTTTTTGAGAAGAGATTATTCAGCAAATACTGTAAAATATAATGAAGAAGGAAATACAATTGTGTTAAATATGCCCCAGAAAATTACTGAGGGTCTTACACAAAATTTTGCTAATTCTGGTCTCGGTGAGATGGGAATGTTAAATGCTTTTAGTAATAGACAAGGAACACAATCTGGAATTAATGGTGGCGCTCTCGGAGCTGCTTTACAAAGAGCTGGTGAAAACCAGGCTTTAAAAAGCACTTTAGAACTTATGAATAAATTAGGTGCCAGTCAATTATCAGAAAATGGAATTCTTTCTGCTGCTGGTGGTGTTGTTTTCAACCCACAATTAGAATTAGTATATGAAGGTCCCGATTTCAGAAAATTTAATTTTCAGTTTTCGTTATTTACAAAATCAGCAGACGATGCTAAGGCGATCAAATCTATTATAGATGAATTAAGATTTCAATCACTTCCAAGCACTGGAGCAAGGCAAACAAGTGTTGGTCTTGCTAATATGTTTACCACGATGGGTGGTATTGCCCTTGGGAAATCCCTCGGCACCGCTACTAGTAAAACGGCGAAGGAATTATTTGATGCTTTCGTAGCTGGTAAAACTGGTAATACTAGTAATTTTGATCCAACTGCCGCAATTAATTCATTAGCTGGAGGACTGGTAGATGCGGGGGCATTCGCGGCGGCAGCAGCGGGCACGGGAGTTGGAGCACTTTTTAGTGGAAATGCTAGATTCATAAAACAACCAGCATTTTTATATCTACAATACATGAGAGGGGCAGACCGACATCCTTTTATACCTTCATTAATGCCTGCTTCTATTGATCAAGTTAATTTTGATTTTACTCCCACGGGTAATTACACCATGTTAGCAAATTATGCCGAAGCAAAGGATAAAACTTTAGCAACAACAATTGGTGTAAATATTACATTAACTTTAACTGAAGTTACAAACCTTTTCCAAGAAAGTCTGACAGACAATTATCAACCAAAAGCACCTACTATCGAAAAGAAAAGTTAACAATCATGTTTTTCTCAAAATTACCAAATTTAGAATATACTCCAAAAAGAGTAAAATACAGATTCACAAATCAAGATTTTGTGAAAGCAAAGAACATCTTTAAAACAATTTCTTTAGATAATTCACTTTATGCTACTGATCTATTCATAGAATCGCAATTAAGTGAAGGTGTAAGACCAGATCAAGTGTCGGAAGCAGTTTACAATGATCCTAATTATGATTGGGTCATTTTACTCACAAATCAAATCAAGGACACTAAGAATGATTGGCCACTGAGTAGTGCTGAGTTCGAAAAACTTGTGACAAAAAAATATCCCAATGCCTTTGCTATCAGGCACTGGGAAACAAAAGAAGTTAAAAATGACATTGGTGAAGTTGTTCAACCTGGAAGAATGATTGTTGATTACAATCCAAACAACCCAGATTCCTATAAACTCCGTTATATCAAATCGTACAATCCTTTTGTTGAAGAGATTGAAAATGGTTTGACATTATTAAACTCAGTGAGTCATTATGAGTACGAACAGGAATTAAACGAAAAAAGGCGTTTTCTTCAGATTCTCAAACCAGGATACTTACAGTCATTTGTAAGTATTTTCAAATTATCAGTAGATTACCAAAATAATGAATATTTGGGTCAAAGTTCTGATGTCAAAAAAACACTGAATAAGACTAGTATCTTTAACAATGTTTCACTGAATAGTGTCTGAAAAACCCTACGGGCAAAAAATATGCCCGAATTTTTTTTTCGCCTTTTTTTGAACTAAAAGTCAATTTTGGCACAGGTGTCACGATTTTTTCTTAGGTACTTGTGTACATAAGAATCAACATCCATGTCCATCTTATAATGAGCATGGAGATGTACTCCCTCTATCAGAGCAAAGAATGCTAGAAGGAGTACAATCGCCATCTTCATCAGTCTTCCTCAGCGAGGCGAGCGAAGTAGGAGAGGGTATCATCGTCATCCACAGGGGCACGACGAGGGGCAGCAGCGACTGCCACGGGTTCAGGAGCACTCTCTACAGTGCGACGGGCAGCGAAGTTAGGGCGACTGGATGCCACGATGTCAGGCGTACCAAAATCATTCTCATCCTCAGCAGTCTCACGGTCAAACTTTTGTTTGCCACCACGACCCAGAACAACATTCAGACGCGACTCCAGTTCAGCATAAGACTTGAAGTTCTTAGCATCCATGAACTCTGCCAGAGAGTATTCGCTGCGCCACAGTGCTTCCAGTTCGGAGTCACTCAGGTCACCAAGCAGTGAAGGAGCAGCAAACTCAGACTTGTCATAGTTCCAGTAACCTTCAACCTTACGGATCTTCAGTTTGAAGTTAGCACCTTCCCAGAAATCAAAAGGATTGATGGGAGTTTCATCTTGGAACTCAGGTTGCATCGCTGCCTGAATCTTATCAAAGATCTTCTTACCAAACTTGAACAGGAAGACCTTACCCTCGTTAGAAGGATTAGCAGGATCACTCACAACATAGATGTTGGAGTAGTATGAGAGTTTACGCTTCTGCTTGCGAGCGATTTCCTTATCGCTATCAAGACCACTGTTCCAAAGAGTGCGGTTCAGTTCGGACACAGGATCTTTCTGACCCAGAGTAGTCAGAGAGTTTTCGATATACCAACCACCAGGACCTTGGAAACCATGGGACCAGACCTTCGCCCAGGGAAGTTCTTCACCATCAGGAGCGGGCAGGAAACGGATCACGGCATAACCGTTACCAGTTTTATCCATCTCGGGTTTCCAGAAACGATCATCTGAACTGCCACCAGTTGCTTGGAGTTTGTCAATCTCCTTCGTCAGACGATCAAAACCAAATTTAGAGCTGTTTTTAAGATCAGCAAAAGACATTCGTATTACCTCGGATTAAGTGTATTTGTTGGATTGCGATGACCCAACTGGATCATCATAACCTATTTAGAGATCCCCGTCAAGCACCTGCTGGCGGACATTCTCCATGTTTTTCTTGAAACCATCATAAATCTCCATCATGTTCATCTTCTTGGTGTCCATGCCCAGCATGGTAGCAGCATTTCTGAACTGTGCCTTCATTTCATTTGCGTCTGGGTCATCGGACAGGTTCAGACGCATATAGAAGACCTTCTGCCGTTCGATCAATTCAATCATAGCATCGAAGAAGTTTATTTTATCATCAGTCTCCATCATCGTGATGAAGGGCATCCTATTCAGGATTTCCTGCTGCTTGAGACTAATCTCCTCAGCTTCTTTTCGTACTATTTCTGAATCGAAGAAAGACATTGGTGATCTAAAACCTTTTCCTTTAATGTATGCTTATATTTAACAGTATCGATGGACACAAATGGAGAATACTTAATGACGGTTCTCCTTACATCCTTCCACACAAATTGTTCAGTAATTTTCTGATCAAATTGAGGGATGAAATTAAGAATCTTATTTAAGATAACAAAAGTTTCTATCGAAATCTGTTTACCCAAAAGATATTTTAACAGTGGAGGATGAGTTCCATCAAGTTTAAACAACTGATCGAACTCTTGTACCTGTTGTAGGATAAAGTCTACATCTTCACTAAACTTATAGTGTAGACTTTCCATCCGTTTTTTCCATGACTGATAGTTTTCATCACCATCAGTTCTTATCATGTTACCAATCCACCCTGTAGGATTAGTAATAAAATTAGCGACGAAGTATGGAAGGATTTCAGACTCTTTCATTCTGTTAGTAAGTTTTTTAAAGAAGTATCGATCCTTCCTCTTCTCAAAATTAGCCTCGGTTGCTCTAGTACCACCTTTGAATTTAAAATAATCATAACTGTCGGTTGTGAAGTGTAACTTCAGTGCGACATACATTTTATAGGATTCAAAAGCGGTCATATAACAAGGCGGGCTTTAGATGATCGTTTCATGAAGTTCAGACGCTGAGCATCATACTTCAGTTTTTCTTTCAGTGGTTTTGAAATTAGTTTTGAAACAGTTTCAAGTTCAATATTCTGTTCAGCACAGTAATGAATAATACATTCGATGTAATTCATACTACCGTTACTTACTTTCATCAGGTTCTCAATTTCCATCGAGAACTTCGAAGCAGTCATAAATTTCTCTTCCAAAATGTCATTAAGGTTGTCCTTAGACATTGGCAAACTTTTCTCCCTTGTGATAGTTAACAAACTCATTAATGTACTGCTCCAATAGTTTCGCATAATACATTGTATCATACTTTTCAAATAATTGTACCTCACCATCCTCACACGCTTGGATGATGACCAGTTTTTCTACTTCAATTCCAGTGAGGTCGTGATAAAGAACACCATAGGCGGCGCATTGAACAAGATAATGTTCAATCCATGCTTCTGGTTTTTGTTTACGAGAGGTTTTGAAATCAACGATTGCTAGTTCACCTTTATACTCAGCAATACAATCGACGCGACCAGCGAGACCAAAATACTCGCTATACAATGGAGCCTCAAGAGCATGAATATTATTTATATCATCCAAATAAGGCTTGGCATTTTCAAACAACTGCCATGGCATTGAAATTTGTTCCGCAAGATCCCTTGGAGCTACATCAAGGTTGTTCAGGTAGTCTTCAGTATACTTGTGGAACTTTGTGCCGCGTGTAGTTCCTTGTTTTGAAATACGATCTGCTTCTACATCTCCCACCCGTGCTCGCCATTCAGCGATACTCTTACGAGATTTTAATGAAGTAATAGATGTGATGGAAGGAAGTTGAGCACCACTAGGAGTGCGATAGTAACGCACTCCATTTACAGTACTGGGTTCAGGAAGATCAATAAGAGCATTACCAATGTGATTAAACATAATTACAAACCAAGATTCATTTTACTTACAAGGTACGATTTTACCAGACCAGAACGAACAATGTCGTCCACACCGAACTCAACTGAACTAAACTCCTTCATGTTCTCAAGAATCTTCATGAAATCAATGATGCCATTCTTCTCATGCTGTTTCACGAGATCAGTCTGAACAACATCACCACAGAACATGATCTTAGAGTTCTCACCAACACGAGTGATGATCGAATCAAGTTCGTGGAAGTTCAGGTTCTGGCATTCATCAATCAGAAGGATAGCATTATCAAATGTAGTACCACGGATGAATGAGGTAGACCAGAAAGAAATAGTTCCCTGAGTCTTCAGATTAGTATACAACAATTCGAAAGCATTGTCATCAGGCATCTTGAACATGTACTTAACCATGTTCTTATAAGGAATCTGATACAAGGAAGATTTATCCTCATGATCACCAGGAAGGAAACCAATCTCCCTCGTAGCAACCAGAGAGCGAACGATGTAAATCTTTTCGTATGGTGTTCTCTCATTGAGAACATCTTTGAGTGCTAGGTAAAGAGCGATGAATGTTTTACCAGTTCCCGCTGCTCCATACGCAAACATGTTTTGATCCATACCATAATCATGGAAAAACTTTTCCTGATTCTCTGTGAGTGGTTCAATGTCCTTGAGGAAATCAAGGTTGATTGGTTTTTTACGCTGCATTTGTTTGTTGGACATTCCGAATGGTACGGGATTAGCAGATCTTTTTCTTGGCATAAAATCAAGTATAACGGGACAGATTAGCACCAGGATGACGCGCTTGTACTTTTTGCATCACCTCTTTGAAACCCTGGGATTGTTTGGGTTCACCATATATAGTACCACCAATCCCAGCGGTCCAGTCTTTATCCCAGTCGGGATTTTCTTTTCTCCACTCGTCGTATTCTTTCATCGACATGTAGAGTTCTTTGGTCTCACCAGTTTCTTTATGTTTAACAGGATATGTAGGCATAATTAATTCGTTGGTTAAGTATCTAGGTCAAATCCAATCTGGTTTGCGGGATGGGTTACGAAGATAATTAGATGTAACCCAAGGTTTGGATGCGATATACATTTTGTAAGCAGTAAAAGTGTCAATGCTTGTGTTATGTTTAAACTCATCGGGCATAGCGCGAACGAACGGTGTTGGATCTTTTCCTGAGCGCCCCGTAGGATCGCCTGTGGGGAAGATCTCGCGAGCATGGAGCAGAGTATTAAAGCAGGTGTGGACCTTGCCGTAACGCGCCTTATACTCCTCACAGAGGGCGAATCCGTGAGCAATTAACCATTGCCAGTTCATTACAAACTCAGATGCCCATTTAGTACAGGGATGATTACGAAAGGCACCCTTCTCTGTAGCATAAGGAGTACCGTCTGCTTTAGGAAGAGTGCCGAACCCATGACCCCATTTGTCAGAAGCAATAATAGAAAGCATCTGACAAGTTTCTAAAGGCATCTTGACAATATGTTTGTCAGGAAGAATTATAGCAGAAACAT